ATCTTGATTGCTGCGAATAGCTTATCGCGAAGGTACTTAACATCCTCAATGTCGTCCAAAGACTTGGCGCCAGGGAGCGATACGATTTCCGATCCAACGCCACCACGCATCGGAATAAAGTAATCTTCCTCAAGTGATAGAGGATTGTAACGAAGATCCACACGACCAGTTGTAGCGTTAACAAGAGAGTTGCGCTTCATTTCCGACTTGACTTTTTCCATATATTGTGGTATGTCTTGTGGCGGAATATTGCCGACGTCAATCTTAAACACACGACGTTCTGGCGCGCGAACAACACGATAAGCAATCATCGCATCTTCTAGAAGCGTAAGCTGTCGCCAAATGCGCCGCGCCGGGTCTAGAACGGATGTGCCGTATGGTGAGTAACGATCGTTGCCCAAAATGCGGAAGTGCGCGACCTGCCAGTTTTCAAAGGTCATGCCAGCACCGTTCCACTGATACTGAACGTAGTTAGGGTTTGTTTGGTCCTGACCTTCAAGGCGTTCTACTTCGTTGTTGGGCATGCCAATAAGAGATGTGATACCAAGCTTGTCGTCAATGTCCATGTAAAGGAAGAAGTCGCCATACTTGCACATAGAGCGCGCCCAACCAAAACAATTAAACTCAATGTTGAGAACATCGTAGAACAAAGACTCAAGGATGGTCTTAATTTCGTGATTGAGGCAATCAATATTTAACAGACGATCATACTCGTTTGATGTTGTCATTTCATCGGCATAGATGTCCAAAGCTGTAGCAATCTCTGGCATGTATTCCATTTGCTCAAAGTCAATGTAACGCTCTGCTCGGTTTTGGTTACGGAATGCGGCTGATGTAAAAAGGTTGTAATTCTGGGACATGTTAGAGTCATGTCTCTTAAACTCCTGTCCAGACATAGAACGAAAACGATAACGATACTTGTCTAGATCGGCTCTTCTTTCCTGTCTGCCAACTTGTGTGCGGTAGTTAACGACTGGCCCAGATAAAAGTCTGGTTAGTCTCTTGAACAGCGGTGACGCTGGATTTCTTGGGTTGTTTTCGTTCTTAGCCATGTTTTATCCTAGCCTTTAATTAATCCTATATATTGGTGCTGAAAGTCTACTGCTTGCTTGGCTCTATCAGATTCTGTTGTCATCTTGTGCCCCTGCATGCCAGGGATTGTAGTAGCAATAGAAGTTTTCGCTGTGCTGATGGCAGACAAGAAAGACTTACTATACTCTACGTTCTTTTGACTCTCTACAATCACGGTATCTCTCACCCAACATCCAATAGCAAACGACATTGTTAAATCGTCGTTGTAACTTCTCATCGCCTGTGGGCGTCCATGATGCCAAATAAAAGTTTTCATCTCAGACAACAAACGATTTGAGTTAATTGTAATTAGTTTATTTCTCATAAACTCTTCCATTTTCGCAACGATCAAAGGTCTTGTTTTGGATGAGGTTGTGAAACCGGGTATTACGTTTGATTGCCATTGAGCTGTTAGAGGATCAACGTATTGGTGATCTCCCTTAGTTGTGTAGTATAGATTAGGATACCCTTTATCTATCAATTTTTTAAGTACAGCAAAGCCAATATTATTGTTTTCTATAACCAGCATGGGATTGCCGTATTCTGCTGCCACATTACTAAGAATGTCTGCGAAGTCATCTGGTGTTGGCTTACCTACATATTCAGCGACTTGTTCAAGGTTTTGCAGTTCTATAATGTGGAAAGCGCTGTTGTCTTTGCCATCGCCGCGGGCAACATCTGCTACAATTAGATATGGAAGCTCTGGGCTGTATTGTTTCCAGATCCAATAGTTTCTATCAAAGCCAGTGCGATATTCGGGCGCCGTGATCTTTTCAAGATACCACTGAAGATCGTCGGGATGAACAACAGTTTCACCAGAAACGTTGAAGTTGCATTCAAGCTCCTGAGCAATCTGTCTCTTGGACATGTTTCTGGTTTCTTTTTCAAACCATTTCTTGTCTCGCTCAGGGTGAACGTCCCACATGAGAGTAGTCATATGGAAATCGTTAGTCCCAGCTTCTGCTTCAACACAGTTTTGATGGAACCAATTACCCACACCGTTGGGTGTGGATAATGCAATACACCGACCACCTGTGGATAACGTAGGGTAAAGTGCTGTCCAAAGATCTTCTAGCTTCTCAACGTGAGCAGCCTCATCGATGATCAGCAGGGATAGAGCCTCAGAACGACCAGCATCGCCAGATGTTGATGAGCCCTTAATCTGTGATCCGTTTGACAGCTCAAACGATGTTCTGTTGTCTACTGTAATGTCAGCAATCTGCATCCACTTGGGTAAGTTCTTAATAATCGCTTTTACTTTTTTAACTAAGTTAGTGGCGGTTTGCAGCTTTGTTGCAACAACAAGAATGTTCTTGTCTTTGTGAAACAACATTAGCCATGCTACATACGCAGCACTAATAGTAGAAATGCCCAACTGTCGGGCTTTTAGAATAATATTAAAACGATAATCGCGGAAGTCTTTTAAGAGATCTTGCTGATAATCAAATGCCTTGAAAGGAATTAGACCTTTCTGCGGGTGAGAGATGCGACAGTAACTTGTTGTAAAGTAAACCGGATCTTTGCCGGCTTTAACAATTTCTTTTAGTATCTCTTGCTTTGTAAGAGCAGCCATATTAGACCTTCACATTTGAAGGCTTCTTAGCTTTATCTCTCCCTAGTGCAAGAAAATCTCTGATTGCTTTGTCAAGGCGCTCTTCATCAGAGCCGCCGTTAACCTCAACAACATCAGTTAAGCCGCCGATGCGGTAATCACAATGAGCCTGAACATCGGTGCGGTAGTTGGAAATACGCTGCACGAGAACATGTGGCTCACCTTCCTTTGTCAAGGTTAGTGTATCACCCGTGACGGCTTTGTATTCTTTCTTTAGGAAGTTAGCAATGTCCTGTAAACGCTGCTCAATCTCGCCTTCAAAGCCTTTGTCTTGGACTTCTTTTAGTCTTGTCTCTGCCTGATATGTAATACGCAGAATCGGACCGTGGAACTTGACACCAAACCCATCCATAACGCGCCGGTCGTGAATATAGTGTCCGTTTTCTCTTTCTAGCCCGGCTGTTCGGGCCTTGCCGTCAGCGGCGAGAGTCGCATCATGCGCTCCGTCATAAGCATTTGCAGCCGCTTGGTTGATTCCTTTTACAATGTCGTATACTGATGCCATTTTATTGTTCCTTGTTTGGTCTCCACCCGCTTTTCCATCTTTCCTCTCTGCCTCCGTCGATGTATTGAATATAACACTTAAAGCAAGCTTCAAATTTATTCATATACAAATCATCCCGAGGATGAAAAGAATATTTGGAACAAACAGGACAAGTCCTATTATGATCTCTATTAAGTAGTTTTTTGTTTATTAAAAATCCATCTGCTTCTATTTTGTCTTGGGATTCGGCATTCTTAGCAAATTTTTGCTGTTCTTCAACGGACTGTTGGAGATATTGTTTCTCTTTCTCCTCATCCCAAAAACGCTTAGGGTTGTAAGTTGCTTCTTCACCATACTTTTGCGAAATCGCTTTTTCTAACTTAACGATATAATCTTGTTTGTCGCTCACTGTTTAGCAATCTCCGTTGAAAGTGCAAAGATCCCTAACGAAGTAAGTGTGCCGATACCAAACCCGAGTGCAACCATAAAAGGCTCTGATCCTGGCTTTTGCTTCGTGACCAATTCCATAAGGCGATCGTTCTCTGCAGCCTTAAGAATCATCATTGATTCGTACTTATCTTTCCAAGAATTAATTTCGATATCCTTGTAATCTAAACGAAGTTGATAGTTTTGCTCCTGTATCTTCAGTTCGTATTCGACACGAACTTCACACTCTACATCAGAAAATCTTTTTTCGTTCAGAACCTTGGCAGCTGCGTCCAGTGATAAAAGCACACCGTCAAATGGTACAATGTCGCCAGCCTCCATTGGTAACACAACATAGTCAGGATCTGGTGCTTCTTCTGCTAAAGCGAATGTCGGGGTTAGCATTGTTAACGCCACAAAGGCGCTTAATAGTTTCTTAGCCATTTTCTAATCCAAAAGCTCTGGCTATCTCTTTAGCCAACTTCTCTGGATCATTATACCCTTCGTCTATGAGCTTTTTAAGTTCTGCTTCTTTTCTTTTATCTAAAAGCTTTCCTTCTTTTTCATACTGCTCTTTGAGTTCCTTTGTAACCTTTAGGTGTTGTTCAAGTCTAAGGTTTTTCTCAGCTACCTCTGTATTGTGTATGTGAGAGAGTGTTTCCATTTCTTGATCGTGTTGGTTTCTCTTCTCATCAAGGAGATCCATAACGCGTGCTAGTAGCACTCCGTTTCGCATAAGAGCAGAAGCTAATGCTGCGCCTATAAACAACAAGACAATAACGATTGCCCACCAAAACTTTTTAGCCCAAAGCCAAGCTTGTTTTGCAAGTAATTTAAGTTTCATCGGTTACCAAATCCTTTCAACTTTGTGACGGCGTCAATCACTGTCTGACCACCAATATAGACTGTGGTAATTATAACCCAATCGCTCGAAGCTAGATCAGCGAATAATAGTAACGCTGTCGCGGTGCCCCACGCCAATAACTTTCTGGACACTAGCTTGTCCAAAGCTCTATCTAGTATATGTTGTGTTCTGCTGGTTTCGTTTTCTGCCATTTGTTTGCTCCTACTATAAATAGGTTGCTACATCACTATGTCTAAGCGTACAAAGCTTAAATTCAAGAAAATGTTAAAGAAAGCTGAGTTTGTTCACGCTGACTTGGAGTACCACGAGGAGTTAGTTTCCGAAGCAAGATCAGGCTTTAACGAAGCTTTTCTTGAAAGACTAGCACGGCTAGATAAGTTGCAAAAAAGGGCGTGGGACAGGCATCTAAAAAAATTGAATAATGAAAAAGCAAAGCAGCTCTTGGAACAAGCTGAAAAAGAACAAAAGGAAAAATTAGAGCCCAAACAAGCCGAGCTGCCCGCAAACGTAGCAGAGCAAAATAAAGAAGTTTTTATGGACGGCGAAACAGGTGAAGAGTTTTATATGAACCCCGATGAAATAGAGCAGAACGACGACAATAAATTAGGCGTAATTAAAAAACTTTATCGCAAAATTGCCAACGAAACACATCCTGATAAGTTAGTTGCCTCGGGCTTCTCTCTCGGAGAATCTCAAAGAAAGCAAGAGATCTTTAAGAAAGCAAAAGAAGCTTACGAAAGAGACAACTGGTACACCCTCTATTCCATAGCCATCGACCTTGGAATATCCCCGGGGGACATTGACGATAAACACATTGATTGGATTGAAGAAGATATCAAACTTACGATGGGACGTATTTCTAAAATAGGTCAGCTATTCGTATGGGTCTGGTATACCTCTACCGATGAAGTTAAAGAGAGAGTGATGGACCAATACTTTAGACAAGTATATGATTGGCCAAAATAAAACTAGTTCTTCTTTTTCTTCTTAAAGCCTAAGCCGCCTAAAAGCGCTTCCCAAAATGCTGCGTTCATTGGTTAATCCTCGCGTATCCATTGTTTTTCTCAATTGTAATCTCCATATCAACAATATCTTTTAGAGAGTCCAAGTGAGAAATAAGAATAACTGTTTTGAAGTACGTTTTAACTAGATCAAGCATACGAATAAAGCCTTCCATATTTTCAGCATCCAAAGCAGTTCCAGGCTCATCTAGAATGAAGATGTTGCCCTTTGGCAATGACGACACAGATAGGAGCGCCAAACGTATGCCCATTGATGCTAGAGTCTTCTCTGCGCCAGAGCCCATCTCAATGGGTCGTGCTTCGTAGTTGGGGTGTTTGATGAGCACATCTAACTTGTTACCAGACTCTTGGAAGAAAACTTCAAAGTCAACAATGTTTGAGATTGTCTTTGCGATCTCCTCATTGATAACTGGCAGTCGTCTCTTGATAATATCGTAAGCAATACCGTTGGAATGCATACAACGCATAAACAAATCATAAGCAGCAAACTCAGCACGAATATCAAGTAGCTCCTGCTTCTTGTCTTTAAGAGTTTCTACCTTCTGTTCTAGTGAACCGATTGTTCTGTTATGAGTTGATAGACCTTCCTCAAAAGCTTCGATGTCCTTCTTGTTGGCTTCAATCATCTCAGCAATCTCATTCCGCGAAGAAATAAGATTCTCGATGTTCTGGATGGCTTCTTTGTTGTCCTCGTACAAAGCAATCTTTTCATTTGTCTCGGACAAATCAGAGGTCATCGTTTTGATCTTTGCAAACTGCTTCTCAATTGAAACCTTGTTGTCTCGCTTCTCAATCTCAATAGCGTTCTTCGCAATGATTGTTTCATTGTATCTATCAATCAATTCAACCATCTCGGCAGAATTAACTGACACTACCTTCTCTTTATAGCCCTTAGCTTCCTTAATCTTCTGGACGATGGTCTTCTCAAGCAGAGGCAACTCCAATGAAGCGCTGTGAGCATCGCTAATAAACTTACAAGACGAAACATAAGCACTGCCGCAAGGAACCTCATCAAGAAGTGTAAGCTTCTTTGACATAGTCTTGTAGTCGTTATCCATGATACGAGCACGGTTTACGGTACTATCATAGCGTTGCTTGAAATCGTCGTACTGCTTCTTCTCTTCTAACAACTCCTCAATGTTGATCGTTGTTAGAAAATCATCATAAGCCTTAAGCTTGTCGTCAAACTCTGATATCTCAAGTTTAAGCTCGGAGATGTTTTCCTTTGTATCCTCGATATTGTTGGTTAGCTGTGTTCTTCTCTCAACCAGCTTCTTGATGTTTAGACGCTCAGTCGGGATTGAATCAATCTGTTCAGTCAAATCGCTATGTGTTTGCTCGTTTTGAGCCAACTGTAAACGTATCGTATCATATCTTTCGGTGTCAGCTTGTAGTTCCTTCTGCGCCTCTTCGCAATGAACCTCTGCAATTGCTATGTCTTTATCATAATCTACATCACCGATACGTCGTAGGACAGCTTTTAGATCAGAAGAGTCTTCTTTTGCTAGCTTAAACTTCTTCTCAAAGATCTCTAAATCCAAGAACTTAGCAAGAATCTCCTTACGCTTCGTGGATCCTTCCTTAATAAAGCTCAAAGAATCAAGCTGGCTAGCCATAGACGTCAGCAAAAAGTCCTCAATCGTGCCAAACTGCTTGCGAATGTTGGCATCAGTTTCATTACGGGTTGTGCCGTTAAGACTCAAATCACCGTCCTGTGTAAAGTCCAAGAATGTTCTGGCCTCATTGGTTTCCACACCCTTGAGACGCTTTACATACTTCTCTGACTTTCTCTCAATGGTATAAGTCTTCTCGCCAATCTGAAGCTCTATCGTACCAATACAGTTCTTTTTGTTCTGGTTGATGATGTTATAGTTCTTGCGTTCGTTCTTGGACGTCGTGTTGAACATTGTGTAAAGCATGCCATCAATAACAGATGACTTACCTGAATAGTTCTTGCCAAAGATTCCCACAATACCGTTAAGACTTGTAAAGTCAAGGGTGTTATCATCGCCATAGTTGAACAGATTGTCCCACTCAAAGCGATTGATATTCCAATTTACGTTTCTCGCAATGTCTTCGTTCTCTTCAATGTGAGAGTTATACTTGCGGTTTAGCTCGTAGATCTTCTGGATTGTATCTTCTGTGGGCTCATAGTCCTCTAGATACTCGCGCATTAAACGTTCCTGAACCGCAACGTCTCGTAGGTTCTCAACCTTAAAGTTCTTTCCAAGACTAATCTCGCCTCTTTCGCCTGCCGCTCTGTTTAGGAACGAGATTGATTCAGGCTTGAAGCGAGACTTGGCAACCTCAACAGCCTTGCGCATTACGTCTAGAGGCAGATTATTGTTACTTACAAGACGCAAGCGCGCGCCAGAAGGGATATTCGTGCCCTTCGGCATCCGACCCTTTGGTGTTAGTTCAATGGTAACGAAAGGCTTGGGGTTCAGGAGAACGTGATGCTTAACAGTAAATGTGTTCTTGTCTTCAATCTCCCAGATCAAAAATCCTTTATCATTAGTTTCGCCGTGGTTCTGCTGGACAGTAGAACCGCAGTAACGCACACGACCCTCTGTGTCAAGGATCTGATTGGTCTTGTGAATATCTCCAAGCATCGCAAAGTCGTGACCAGCGAACACTCCAATGTCATGATCGCCGTGATCCATAACCCAACCAACGTCAGTGGACACTCCACCGATCGCACCGTGGTACAAAGCAATGTTAATCCGAGATTGGTCACTCGGAGCAACCCAGTTCTCCTCGTCAAACACAGACAGCACGTTGAGCGCCAGATCGGGCTCTAGAACGGTTTCACCCGCATTCTTGAGTAGGTAAAGGTTTGGAAGATTTAAAGCGCTTACAATGGGCGACAGAGCGTCCTGACGGCTGCTGTTCTTTAAGTTCCCATCGTGGTTACCCAAAATAATGTAGGTAGGCGCAATAGA